TCACTCCACGGCTTGTCCCGGGAATCGCGGCTTGATCTCCTGGTTGAGGTAGCGCCCCGGGCTGTCGGCGGCCATCAGCGCGCGGTGCACGCGCGCGGGCACGAGGTGGTAGCGGTAGACGCCGCCGTTGTGGAACCCGATTTCCAGCACCGACTTCGCGGCGTCGTAGCCGACGTCGCGAATGACGGAAGACTCCACGGGAACCCGGCGCACAGCACGGCCAGGGTACCCGCGCGACCGGCGGATCCAGGCAGCCGAATCCGTCGCGCCGGACCGCGTCTTCGGCCAAGACCGGGCGCGAACCGAGTGCGACAGCCGCCCGGCTTCGCCGCTTCGGCGTTCACCCGGTCGATCGACAGGCGACCCAGCACCTCCGCTGCTCCGCCGAGGAGAACCGCCGAAGAAAACAGCCCCGGTCTCCCGCGCGAACACGGAATCCGGGGCCGGACACTCGAGGCGTCAAGCGGAAGCGGAGGGATTTGAACCCCCGGTAGGTTTCCCTACGGACGCTTTCAAGCTGAGCGGTACTTAGCGCTGTGCTCACCTGGCTTTTTGCAGCTTACCAGCGAACGAATGAGGCCCAAGCGAGTGTAGTGCACTTGATCTTGAGTTATGCCTGCTGGAACCCCGGGAGGCTCCGAGCGGCGAACCGTCGAAGCTCTGCGAGGGGACGGCGAGCCCTTCCTCGCGTTCGCTTGCCGATCTCGCGGTACTCCCCGGCAGAGAGATCGAGCAGCCGGACGTACAGCGTCCGCGCGTCCACGACGAGCTGTTCGGCGATCTCGCCGGCGTTGTCCGACCAGAGCGCCGCGTCGGCAAGATCGGCAACGGTGATCAGTCGCCGGGCGGCGACGGCGTGTACCTGCCGCTCGAGTCGCGTGTCAAGCCAACTCACGCCGCAGTAGCCGAGGACGTCGTCGCGTCGTTCGTGGTGGACGATCTCGTGCGCCGTCGTGCACCGCGCCTCGACCTGAGTCAAGATCGGGTTAAGCCGGATCAAGCCACCCCGGTAAGCGCCCCACCCGGCGACAGCAGCCGACACGATGACCTCGGCTCCGAGCTGCTCGGCATGTCTGTACGGGTCGTAAGCCCGTCCCCACTCCATGCGTGTTTCCTCCCCAACACGCAAGCGGTGGGAAGTCAGGCGCCGGTCTCTGGTCCGGGTTCGTCGGGCCGTTCGGCGTCGCTGAGCCACTCGCGTTCTTGTTGAACTCTCATCGGTTCTACGTCTGGGCTGTCGGCGACGAGATGGAGAGAGTTACCGGGCGCAAACGTGGGATGTTTCACGGGCGAACGGGGAACTTCCGAGGTAACGCGCTTGAACCTGAGGTCGATCTCGTCGAGCAGCTCGCGCACCGAGTAGGCGGCGAGGCCCTGCCTCGACTCCTCCACGGTGAGCAGGCCGGCACCGACGAGCAGGGGCACGAGCGGCTCGTCGAGCGCTTCGGCGACAGCTCGCGCGTTGCCGATCGTGGGTGGTGAACCGCGGTTTCGCCAATCCGAGATGCGGCTCTCGGACACGCCGGCAGCCCGCGACAGGTGCGCCGGTTTCCAGCCGCGCCGGTCGAGTTGCGCCTGTAGGTACGTCCACCACTGCCCGTCAGCCATGACGCCATGTTACTTCCGTGTACGGAACTAGCGGAACCCGACTTGCGTCGTTCGTCCCGATACTTGCGCACACGGAAGCGTTGAAAGTGCGTCCTATCTGCACGTATGGTCGATCTTCCTAGGGGCCGGGGATCTTCCACACACGGAAGCAGAGGGGAACTTTCTGTGACATCGCACGTCCGCATCCGACCGGATGCGCTGAGCAAGGTCGCAACCGCGAAGGGGTTGCGGTCGCGGTACGCATTGGCGAAGGCCCTCGGGGTGAGTCAGTCGACCGTTGGGCGCGTGCTCGACGGCGAGCAGTGGCCGGGAAACGAGTTCATCGCCGCGACTATTAACGGGCTCGACATCCCGTTCGACACGGTGTTCGAGGTGACCGTCGGCGAGGTCGCCGCGACGAACGAGCACGCGAGCGTGTCCGGATGAGCGCCGCGGCTGTCCGCGTCGGCACCTTCGAGCCGGGCTCGGCCGAATGGTTCACCGCTCGCGCGTCCGCGCTTGGCGGCTCCGAGGTCGCCGCCGTCCTCGGGTTGTCGCCGTGGGAATCGCGTTTCTCGCTCTGGCACCGCAAGAAAGGCACCGCGAGCGCAGCGGACGACAACGATGTCATGCGGTGGGGCCGCTGGCTCGAGGACCCGATCGCCCGCGCGTTCGCCGCGGCACATCCCGAGTACCGGGTGCGCCGGTCCGGGACGTGGGCGAGCCGAGCGCGCCGGTGGCAGGTCGCCACGCCCGACCGGCTGCTGTCCAGCCTGACCGAGCGCGCGCTGCTCGAGATCAAGACGGCCCACAACGCCGACGAGTGGGGCGAGCCCGGTACCGACGAAATCCCCATCTACTACCGGACTCAAACCCTGTGGCAGCTCGACACGCTCGGTCTGTCCCGCGCACACATCGCCGTGTTGATTTCCGGCTCGGACTACCGCGAGTACGCCGTCGACTGGAACATTGCCGAGGTTTCCGTGCTGCGCGAAGCCGCCCGCGAGTTCCTCGACACCCTCGAACGCGACGAGCGCCCCGACATTGACGAGCACACCGCGACCTACCGCACGGTGCGCGCGTTGCATCCGCTCATTGACGACGTCGAGGTCGAGATCGCGCCGGCCCTGGCCAGGCGCTACCGCGCCGCGGTCTCCGCATACAAGGCCGCCGAGGACACCAAGCGCCACGCGGCCGCCGAGGTGCTCGACGCGCTCGGCACCGGGCGCCGCGCCGTCGTCGACGGCGAATCGATCGCCATTCGCGTACCGGGCACCGGCGACTCGCCGCCGTCGCTGCGCCCGTCTCCCATCCGTTCGACACCGCAGAAGGTGAGCGCTGCCGCATGATCTCGCAGACCGTCACGACCGCCGTCGCGCAGCAGAAAGACAGCTCGCCGGCCGCGCTGGTGCGCAAGTACCGCACGGACTTCGCAACAGTGCTCCCGAGTCACATCAAGCCCGAGACGTGGCTGCGCATCGCTACCGGCGCCCTGCGCCGGAGTCCCCAGCTTGCGAATGCCGCCAAGCGGAACCCGTCGTCGCTCCTGGTCGCGCTGCTCGAGGCCGCGCGCAAGGGACTCGAGCCCGGAACGGAGCAGTTCTATCTCGTTCCCCGCAAGGGCAAGAACGGCCCCGAGGTACTCGGCATCACCGGCTATCAGGGCGAGGTCGAACTCATGTACCGGGCCGGTGCTGTCTCGTCGGTCAAGGTCGAGGTTGTCCGCGAGCACGACACGTTCGCCTACAACCCCGGCGAACACGACCGCCCGGTGCACGAGATCGACTGGCGCGCCGACCGCGGCGACCTGGTGCTCACCTACGCCTACGCCGTCATGCGCGACGGCGCGACTAGCAACGTCGTAGTGCTCTCGGCCGACGACATCGCCGTCATCCTCAAGAAGGCCGACGGTGCCGACTCGCCGTTCTCGCCCTGGCAGTGGAATCCGAAAGCGATGTGGCTCAAGAGTGCCGCGCGCCAGCTCGCGAAGTGGGTACCAACCTCGGCCGAGTACGTGCGGCTGCCCGACGTGCCGCTCGAATCCCTGCCGCCGGCGAAGCCGCTCGATCTGCCCCGGGTCGACGACGTCGTCGACGCCGAGATCGTCGAGGACTGGCCCACCGCGCCGGACGACACCGCGGACGGTGCCCGATGACCGCGACCAACGCGAAGGGGTTCGAGGTGATCGCCGACGAGCCGACCGAGGCGCCTATGCGCGCCAAGGGCGGCGCGCCGGTGCTGTGGCGGCAAACGCGAACGCTGCTGCTCGCCGACGGGTCGACGACGTACGGGTGCCTGCACTGTGACTACACCTCGGACAACATGCACTCGATCCGACCGCACCTGAACAAGCACCGGACCACACCGGCCGTCGAGGTGGAGGTCGACCCGCTCGACGGGCTCACCCTCGGCGAGATCCGACAGCAGCTCGCCGCGGCCGACGACTGGAAAGCGCGCGCCCTGCGCGCCGAGCAACACCTGTCGATGCTGCGCTCGGCCCTGCGGGAGGTGACCGCATGATCGCCTCCGCGCTTGTGCCGACCGGCCGCGTGGTCGTCTGCTGCGTCGAGCACGTCGGCACCGACTGCTGCGACCCGATGGACTGCTCGCCATGCTGCCCGCAGTGTCCGACGTGTCCGGTGGTCGCCGAGCGAACGCCGGCACAGCGGGTCTACGACATGTCCGGACACCGCGAGCTACTCGCCGACCTGGCCGAATGGGCTCGCGAGATTCGGTCACGTCCTTGGGAGGGGGCCAAGCCGTGGCCGACCAGCTCGCCCTAGGGTTCGCCGATCGGCACGCCGGACAAGAGGCCAACCTCGCCGCCGCGGTCGCCGTGAACCGCGACTACCGGGCGGCCGCCGAGGCAGTGCTCGCCGAGCTGGTTCGCGAGGGCCGGCCGTTCACCGCCGAGGACATCCGCAAGGCCGTTCCCAAGGACGTCGAGCCGCACTCGCCGAATGTCCTTCCGTCCGTGCTCGGCACGTGGGCCGCGCGTCGACTGATCGTGCCGTGCGGCGAGTACCGCAGCCGCCGGCGGAGCCGCCGCGCCAGCCGTAACCGGGTGTGGATCGCCCGAAGGCCAGTCGCGGAAATGAATTCGTAGGGCGAATCTGTGTCACTTTCGTGGCGCTTCACGATCCTTTTTGGCCTTAGCTTTTGAGCCCAACACAGCAATAACAGCACGTCATCGACCAGTGGCGGGCGCGGTGAAGCGCGCCCGCGTCCGCCACTGCACCACCCCAGGGGGACCCGTGATCATCGAATTTCCCGGCACCAGAACCGCGGCCGCACTGGTGCGCAAGCTCGACGCGCTCGCCGTCGAGGCCGCGCTCAACGGACGGCGAGCCTACGACGAGTTGCACCCACGCGAGGTGTTCGAGGTTGTCCGGATCGCTCGCCGGCGCGGCGACACCCTCGACCAGGTTGCCGCGCTGCTCGACGTGGATTTCTTCGTGATCGCCGACGAGTACGCCGCCGCGGGGGTCTGATGAGCGTTCAAGCCCTGCGTTGGGCCGCCGAGCAGCAGGTCGGCGCGCCCATGCCGAAACTCGTGCTCTACGCCCTGGCCGAGCACGCCAACCGCGACGGCTACGCCACAACGTCACTTACCACGCTCGCGCGAGAGACCGAGGCGTCGCGTCGAACCGTGCAGCGCGGGCTCGACACGCTCGTCGAGCGACGGCTCATCGCCCGCACCCGACGCCAGCGCGGCACCGGTGCCGACACGTCCAGCGAGTACCGCCTCATGCTCAACCGGCCCGGTGACGGTGCCACACCGACACCCCAGCGGGAGGGACACACCGACACCCCCGAGGGTCAGAACGACACTCCCCCCGTGCCGGAGCGACACTCCGGGAGTGTCGGACAGGCACCCCACGCGGGTGTCACGGTGGCACCCCAAGGTGAACCGGAACTACTGAACCGAACTACGGAACCAGGCCGTCACGCGCGCCCGCACACGCGAGGCACCACCACCGCGGCGGAACTCTCGGCGACCGCGTCTCAGCCCGACGCCTATCGGCTGGTGACGTCCTGGCGCGACCAGACCGGCGCGCCGTATCGGCCGGCTACGATTCGTGCGCTCGCCAAGCAGGTCGACGGCATTTTGCGCGACGGTGGCGCGCTGGTCCCGTTGCGAGCCGCGCTCGACGAGTGGGACCGCCGACCGGATGCTCGGCCCGGTCTGCTGCCACACCTGTACGACGATGCGGTCAAGGCCACCCGGCACGCCGAGCAGCCGTCGACCCGTTCGCCGGCACCACGTAGCGCCCGGGGCGAGAAGGTCCGCGGGTGGCTCGCGCTCGCCGCCGAGTCCGCGCCGGCCGGTGGCGAGCCCGTCGAACTGCTCGTCGCCAGCGGGGGCAACTCGTGAACCGCACAGAGGTCGCCGCGCTGCTCGGTGCGGCCTCGGCCGTCGACCCGAAGGTGCCGCAACCCGACCCGGACGTGCTCACCATGTGGGCCGGCATCCTCGACGACGTCCCGGCCGACGTCGCCGGCGCCGCGGTCCGCGAGCACTACCGGCACAACGGCGAGACCGTCATGCCAGCCGACATCGTCGAATACTGGCGCGCCGTTCGTCGCGACGTCGCCGAGCGCCGGCACACCGCCGAGTTGCGAGCCCGTGCCGCAGATCGTCGGCCCGATTTCCATGCCATCCGCGACGGCGTCGCCCGCGTCACCGCGGCACTCGCCATCACCCGCGGAGTCGACCCCGAGTACGCCGAGGCCGAAGCCGAAGCCCGTCGCGCGTTCCTCGCTGTGCCGTGCCCCTGGTGCAAAGCCCAGCCGGGCGCACCGTGCACCGGCCCCGGCGGCAAGCCGCTCACCAAGCAGGCCGCGCACGATGCCCGGCTCGCCGAGGCGCTCACGTCCACACGATGAACACCAGGGGGAACCGATGAACAACCACGATGAGACCGCCGCGGCGACCGGTCGCCGGCGCCGCCGCGCGCACGCGCGCGTCGACGCCGGCTCGGTGGACGCTCCCGGTTCGGGTCGCCTGTTCACCCTCGAGCGGCTCGACGACGTCACCGGCGTTTCCGGTGTCGGTGTAGTCGCCGAGGGCGCGCAGTTCTTCGACGGCACGGTCGCGGTTCGGTGGGCCGGTGCCGACGCCTCTACCGTCCTGTGGCCCGACCTCGATACCGCGATGCGCGTGCACGGACACGGCGGCCGCACGCGTGTCGTCTGGCAGCCGATCACGGAGCCCGCACCTGTCGACTCTCCGGTGCTCGACCAGCTCGCCGAGCTGCTGCGCCACGCCGGCGAGCGCGCGCCGGCCGTTGTCGAGGGCGATCTCGGCCGCCGGCTCGGCATCGCGCTCGAGGCGCTCGCGCGTCAGCCCGGAACGGGGTTGCTGCCCTACCGGCTGCACCGGCTCGCCGAGACTGTGCTCGCCGCGCCGCTACTCGTCGACGAGGCGCCGCAGTGACGCGCCAGCCGCCGTGGCGCGAGCGAGCAGCGTGCCGCGGCCGCCTCGACCTCGATTTCATCGACCCGGCCGACGAGCAGGTCGACCGGTGCCGCGCCGTGTGCGCCGAGTGCCCGGTGCGCGAGCTGTGCCTCGCCGACGCGCTCGCCGCCGGGGAAGCGTGGGGCATCTGGGGAGGGCTCGACGCCGACGAGCGCGCCGAGGTCGCCGAACAGGCCGGGCACCCCGCGCCCGCAGTTCGGCCAGCGCACGGCACGAATGCCCGGTACGCGAAACACGGGTGCCGCTGCTCGGCGTGCACCGCGGCGCACGCCGAGTACGAACGCGAGCGCCGCGCCCGTCTCCGGGCTCGCCGCCGCGGCACGGTGCCGCGCGCGTACGTGCTCGCCGAGCCGGTTCGGTGCGGCCGCACGTGGGCCGGCGCCGGTCAGTACGTGATAGCGCTTCCCGGTCTCCCGATCCCGGCCGAAGCCGAACCCGACGAGCCGCTCGCCGCGGTCGCGTGAGCGGCGCTCGCCGTAGTCTGTCCGGACTCGACATTGAGGGGATTCGTTGAGCGCACGCGCATTCGCCCGAAGCACACTCATCGCCGGCGACCCGGTGAATTGTCGGCACGAACACCCGCACAAGCAGGGGCGCGTGTGCCTGCTGGCACGGGCGCACGGCGGATTCATCGACGTTGAGCCGCACCGTTCGATCGAGGGCGACGAGTGGTTCGACACGCTGTGCCGAGACTGCCGCGGCGCCGGCTCGGTCGACGGCGTCGACTGTGTACCGTGCGCCGCCGGCGGATGGGTGCTCGTCGACCACACCGCGGACGACGCCGAGGTGTAGCGCATTCGTCGGTGACACCGTCGGCTCGAGGCTCGAATACGTGATCATCACGTGCGACGCTCCATTCTGCGCCAACGCAACCGCCGGCGGCACGGTGTGCCTGTCCTGCCTCGGCCGGCTCCGGTCCGACCTGGTCGACGTCGCCGAACTGGTCGACGAACTCGAGGACACCGTCGCCCGGCTCGCGAACACCGGGCCGCCGCGGGTCGGCTCGCGCCCTGCCGAGACCGGGTTGCCGTTCAACGTCGGCGCCGCCGAGGTCCGCGACGTCGTGCGCAACGTGCTCTCGACGTGGGTGCGGGACCTGTGGGAGACACACGGCCTACGCCAACCGGTGCCCACCGGCGAGACCGCGCCGGACGGGACGCCGCTCACCGTCGCCGAGCTTGAACCGCTCGACCTCGACGACACCTTGCCCGAGATGGCCGCGTGGCTTCGTCGACACCCGTCGTGGGTCGAGTACCACCCGGCCGGCGGCCAAGTGGTCGACGAGATCGGCGACGCCGTCGAGCAGGTCCGCCGGGCCGTCGACCTTCCGCCGGCGCGCGTGTACTGCGGGCCGTGTCCGGACTGCTCGGCCGACCTCTACGCCCGACCCGAACGGGCCGTCGTCGCCTGCCGCGAATGCGGGATGCGACACGACGTCGAGACCCTGCGCGAGAAGCTGCTCGACGCTGCCCGGGACGTCGAGGCGACCGCGGCGGAGATCGCCCGCGCGTTGCCGCAGCTGCTCGGCCGCGAACTGTCGGCGAACACGCTGCGCACGTGGGCGCGCGTCGGCAAGCTCGACAAGCGGGAGCCCGACGAGAACGGCCGGCCGCAGTACCGCGTCGGCGACGTCATCGACCTTGCACTGTCGACACCAACCCGCTCTCGGTCCCGCCCCGCGGGGATACCCTGCTAGACCATGACTGTTAGAGCGTGGCTGACCGGCCGCACGTCCGACCTGGAAATCTTGGCGCGTCATTTCGATGGTCGGAAGCCGACGGTTGGTCGCGGCGACGACGACAACTTCTATCTTGCCTCCGACCCCTTCGACGATTTATTCGATCAAGGGGACGCCTTGCATGAGGCCGCAAAGTGTGAGATAGCGCTCGTCAACGGAATCACCAGCGCCCTCGAACAATCATTTCAGCCGGTTGAACTCACCGGAAGATTCGACGACGACTCAGGACGTCGGCACGGTGTCGTGTTCGCAGAGTTAGCCATAGGCGTCACCGCTACCGCATCGGTCACCGCTACCGTCAACGGGAAGGAAGTACTGCCCCCGCCGTCGCAAGCACCCGAGCTTGTGGCGGTTGCGCGGGACCATCCGGACGCCACCGAGGCGCTCAGCATCCTGACCAAGGCAAAAGGCGATGCAGGCTGGGCCGATCTCTACAAGGTTTTCGAGATCATTAGAGAAAATGTTGGCGGACAGCCACGCCTAATCGAAAAGCAATGGAAAACAAAGATCGAAATCAGCGCTTTTACAGCGTCCGCAAACTCACCGCATGTAAGCGGGAGTGCTGCCCGGCACGCTCGTATGCAGGCAGGAAAGCCCCAACACACGATGAGCCTCTCAGAGGGGCGAGCCATGATCAGCGATCTCCTGATCGCGTGGCTACAGGCGCTTGCCGTCACACCGTGATCGGCGCACACATCCCCCGCAGTCAAGGCCGACCGGTGTAACCCCTGTCGGCCGAGGTTGTGCTTAGAATGACGATTAGCAGCGGGTGAGCTGTACCCGCACCACGATCCGACAGCCCCGGACTACCCTCCCCCCTCGGTCCGGGGCTGTCTGCTGCCCAGGGCGAGGTGATCACCTTGCCGCGCAACCTGATCACCGACGCCGACCGTGAGCGCGTTCGCGAGCTGCACGCCGAGGGCAAGACACGCAACGACATCGCCCGGGAGATCAACCGCTCGCCCTCCACGGTGACCGGCATCGCCCGCGCGCTCGGCCTGTCCTTCGACCGCTCGGCCACTGCCGCCGCAACGCACGCTCGCCAGGTCGACAACCGCGCCCGGCGCACCGACATCGTCGGCCGGCTCTACGGCCGCGCCGAGCGCATCCTCGGCCGACTCGAGGCCGACCGGTACACGTTCACCGCGACCACGATCAACGGCATTGAGTCCAAGGTGCTCGACCACGTGCCGGCACCGGACGAGAAGGCGCTCGCCTCGGCGATGTCGACCCACCTCGGCGCCGCGGCCAAGCTCGAGCAGGTCGACGCCGACACCGGCGCCGAGGGCGTTCGGTCGATGCTCGGCGGGCTCGCCGTCGCGCTCGGCATCGCGACCGGTCCGGCGAATGGGTGAGCCAGCGCTCGACCTCCCCCTCTCGCCGGCGCAAGTCGAGTCGATGCGCGGGGCGAATGCCCGCGTGAACATCTGGTCGGGCGCCATCCGTTCCGGCAAGACCATCGCGAGTCTGTTGCGCTGGTTGATCTACGTCGCACACGCGCCCCGCGGCGGGCAACTCGTGATCGTCGGTCGCACCCGAGACTCGGTCGCCCGCAACGTGTTCGCGCCGCTGCAAGACCCGACCCTGTTCGGCCCACTCGCCGACCACGTCAGCTACACCGCCGGCGCGCCGTCCGGCTGGATTCTCGGCCGACAAGTGTTCGTGCTCGGCGCCTCCGACAGCAAGGCCGAGAAAGTCTTGCGCGGGTTGACATGCGCCGGCGCGTACGTCGACGAGGTCACCGTCGTTGCCCGCGAGTTCTTCAAGCAACTACTAGGCCGGATGTCAGTTCCGGGCGCGCAACTGTTCGGCACCACCAACCCGGATACTCCCGCGCACTGGCTGAAACACGACTACCTCGACCGGCTCGCCGAGCTGCCCGACTGGCGCTCGTTCGCGTTCACCCTCGACGACAACCCCTCATTGTCCGCTGAGTACCGCGCGAGCATCCGCCGCGAATACACCGGCTTGTGGTTCCGCCGGTTCATCCTCGGCGAGTGGGTCGCCGCCGAGGGCGCCGTGTTCGACATGTGGGACCCCGACCGGCACGTCGTACCGTGGGCCGACCTACCCGACCTACGGCGACTGCTCGCCGCCGGCGTCGACTACGGCACCACGAACGCAACCGCAGCGCTCGCGCTCGGCCTCGGCACCGACAACCGGCTGTACCTGGTTGACGAGTGGCGCCACGACCCCGCGCACGCACGGACCCGGCTCACCGACTCCCAGCTCGCCGCCGGCCTGCGGGAGTGGCTCGACCTCGACCACCACCCGCGCCAGCAGGGCCGCCCCGAGTTCGTCGTCGTCGACCCCGCAGCCGCGAGCTTCCGGGTGCAACTCCAGTCCGACGGCGTGCTCACCCAAGCCGCCGACAACGACGTCGCCTACGGCATCCGGACCGTGTCGAGCCTGCTCGCCGAGGACCGGTTGCGCGTTGCCGACCGGTGCCGGGGCTTCATCGCCGAGGTACCCGGCTACTCATGGGACGACAAAGCGACCGCCGCCGGCGAGGACAAGCCGATCAAGATCGCTGATCACTCGCTCGACGGTGGCCGCTACGCCGTGACGACTACCGAGGCGCTCTGGCGGCCGGCGCTGGCTGCCGCCGCCTGAAAAGCGGGTACGCCTCCGGCTTGCCGTTCTTGTCCTGGACGACGGACCAGTCGACCATTTGCCAGCCCTGAGCCTCGATGGATTCGATCATCTCGGCCCATCCGGCGATTGAACCGGACATCGTGTGTTGCGTCGCGGGCGTGTTCAGCCGCGGCGTGAACACGGTCCGACCTTCGGCGATCGCTCGGCCCGCTTCCTCGGCGACCATGTTCGCCTTGGCGTTCTTGATGAATCCCACGTTTCTCCCTGCTGTGGTGAAAGGGGGTGCGTCATGCCGTCTTCGTGGCCTCCCCCGCCGTTCGACGACGCGCACGCGCGTATGCGCGAGTGGGATGCCTGGTACACCGGTGATCCCGAGCGGCTCGTCGAGGTCTACACCGGCGAGCGCCGACGAGCCATTACACCTCGACTTCGCCCGTCGACCTACCGCGGCGGTCTGGTGGGCGGACTCGCCCGGTTCTTCTGGGGCCGTCCGATCCCCGTCGGCCAGACGCGACAGCGGTTGCACGTGCCGCTCGCCGCGGACATCGCGACTGCCTCGGCCGACCTCCTATTCTCCGAACCTCCCCGCATCGTCGTCGACGACACTGCGGCGCAGGCTCGGCTCGACCTCGCGCTCAACTCGCCAGCGATGCACTCGCGGTTGCTCGAGGCGGCCGAGATCGCCTCGGCACTCGGCGGCGCATACCTGCGCGTGGTCTGGGATACCGACGTAGCCGAGCACGCCATGCTCGACGCCGTCCACGCCGACGCCGCAGTGCCCGAATGGCGATGGGGCGAGCTGTCCGCGGTCACCTTCTACACGCGAGTGCGCGTCGACGGCCCGGCCGTGTGGCGCCACCTCGAGCGCTACGAACCTGGCCGGATCGTGCACGCGCTGCACGTCGGCACCGAGACCGAACTCGGCCGCACCGTGCCGCTCGACGAGGCCCCGGCGACCGAGTGGGCGTCGCCGCTGGTCGACGCCGAGGGCAGTATTGCCACCGGCACCAACCGCCTCGCCGCCGCCTACGTGCCCAACGTCCGCCCTAACCGCGTGTGGCGCGGCACCCCGCAGCTCGCGCCGCTGGGCCGATCGGACTTCGACGGGGTCGAAGGTCTCTTCGACGCGCTCGACGAGGTCTACACGAGCTGGATGCGCGACGTCCGGATCGCCAAGGCCCGGCTACTCGTGCCCACCGGGTACTTGCAGGACAACGGCGCCGGCAAGGGCGCGAGCTTCGACGAGGACCGCGAGGTCTACACCGAGTTGAACGCGCTGTCGCGTGGCGGCTCGGACACCCTCACCGTCTCGGCGCACCAGTTCGCTATCCGGGTAGCAGAGCACCGCGACACCGCCGAGGACATCACCCGTACCGCGCTTCGGTCCGCCGGCTATTCGCTGGCAACGCTCGGCGACAACGACGGCGACGCCTCGATCACCGCAACCGAGGTCACCGCCCGCGAGAAGCTGTCGAACCGCACCCGCGACAAGAAGGCGCGCTATTGGGCATCGGGGCTTGCGCACGTCTCCGCCGCGCTGGTCGAGGTCGACCGGGCCGTCTTCGGCGGCACGGCGACCGTGTCCGAGCTGCCGAAGGTCGAGTTTCCCGACCGGACGCAACCGGACCCCGAAGCGCTCGCGCGCACAGTGCAGGCGCTCGGCGCGGCCGAGGCAGCCTCGACCGACGTGCGGGTGCGGATGGTTCATCCCGATTGGGACGACGACCAGGTCGACGACGAGGTCGCCGCCATCCTCGCCGAGTCCGGCCGGACCGTGCCCGATCCGGCGACGTTCCGCGGGCTTGACCAGTTCCCCGACCCGCCGGCGCCCGGCGACAACAAGGTCGAGGGGGCCGCCGATGCCGTGGGAGCCCCCGCCCGGAAGTGATCCGGCCGACGTCGTCGAGCGGCTCGCCGCGGACATTCTCGCCCTGTACACGCAGGCCGAGGCGCGGTTGCTCGGCGACATCGTCCGTCGGGTCCGCGCCGGTCAGGACGTGCCCGAGTGGGCCGCGCAGAAGGCCGCCGCGGCGCGTGAGCTTCGGCTCGCCGCCGAGCGGATCGCTACGCAGGTCACCGGGCAGGCAGGCCAGGCGGCCGCCGATTCCGTGTTCGCCGCGTGGCAGGCCGGCGCCGAGCAAGGGCTCGCGCAGCTCGCCGACCTCGGCGCGCTGTCGCCCGCGCAGCTCGAGCAGCTCGCCGGCGTAGTGCCCGGAATGCAGGCGGCCGCCATCCTCGCCGCCGACCTCACCAGCCGACTCGAGGCGTTGCCGCTGCGCGTCTTGCGCTGGCAGCAGGATGCCTATCAGACGGCGGTCGCCGCCGCGGCGCCCGATCAGTTACTCGGTACCGGCACGATCCACTCGGCGCAGCGCGCCGCGTGGGACCGGCTCGCCGCGCAAGGCGTGACCGGGTTCGTTGACCGCGCCGGCCGCGACTGGAACCTCGCGAGCTACGTCGAGATGGCCGTGCGCACCGCGACCGGGCGCGCGTGGAACGACGGGCACCTCGCCCGGATGGCCTCCGCCGGCGTCGAGCTGGTCACGATCACCCGCTCGGCGCACGCTTGCCGACTGTGTACCCGCTGGGAAGGGCGGGTGTTGGCGCTGTCCGGTCCGGCCGGCGAGCGCCAGGTCGAGCACACCCTCACCGACGAGACGGTCACCGTCGACGTCGCCGCCACTGCCGAGCAGGCGCGGCTCGAGGGGCTCATGCACCCGAACTGTCGACATCAGTTCGTGCCGTTCCTCCCCGGGGTAACCAAGCTCGACGAGATCCGCGAACACGACGCCAAGGCCGAGCAGGACCGCGAAGACCTGCGCGCGCTCGAGCGCAAGGTGCGCCGGAACAAGCGCAAAGCCGCGGCCGCGCTCACCGACGACGAGCGCCAGACCGCCGAGCGTCGGGTGCGCGAAACACAAGCCGAGATCCGCGAACACGTGAAGCGGACCGGGCTCAACCGCAAGCGCTACCGCGAGCAAGTCAACCTCGGACACGGCGACCTCCGGGCCGCGGAACGTCGGCGCGACCAACTCGCCGACCAGGTCACCGGGGGCAGCGCCGAGCAGAACCGGCTCGACGCCATCGCCGCCGAACAGGCCCGCCGGCGCGAGGCCGAGCAGCTCGCCGCCGAGCACGCCGAGCGCCAGGCCACCGAACAGGCCGAGCGCGAAGCCTCCGAGGTGAACCTGCGGGAGCTGTCCGACGAGCAGCTCTCCGACCGGCTCGCCGAAGTTGGCGACGACGAGGACGCCGTCGCCGCAGTGCTCGCCGAGCTGGACCGGCGAGAAGCCGACCAGCAGTACGCCGACGCGGTCGCCGACGACCCGGACGCCGAGAAATGGGCAGAGGTCGACCGACTCGTCGAGACCGGACTCGACTACGAACAGGCGTACGCCGAGGTGTTCGACAAGGACGTCGAGAAGATGCGCCGCGAGGACGCTATCGCCCGGCTTCGGCGCGAGGGCTACACCGGCCGCGGGTTCGACGAACTCGCGCGCGCCGCGTACGCCGAGCGGCTCGAACGCGACTACTTCGCCGCCGAGGCCGCTACAAACGGATTCCTGCTCACGCAAGAAGGCCAGCGCAACGGACTCGACACGCGGAACCTGTGGCGTCAGAACGAGAACTACGCCCGCCGTTGGGCATCCGACGAGCTAAAACAGTGGTGGGACGAAAACGGTAGGGTCACGTTCGACCAGTTCGCCGCCGAGTTGCTCGACGGCGGCAACGGAGAACGGTTCCGCACCGGGGGTGAGTCGTGGCTACAGTGACCGCCGAGCAAGTCCGCGCCGCCCGGGAACAGGGTTACGCCGCTGGCTACGGACTCGCACCGCCGACGCCGAACCCTTACGCGCCAAGGCATACGCCCGAGTGGCTCGGCCCACGAACGCCGGCCGAGCGCGCCCACAAGGAGAACGCCGAGCGTGGGCCTCTCGCGCTCGCGCGTGTGTGGCGACTGGCATATCAGGACGGACAGGCCGCTTACGCGCGCGAACACTCCGAGACGAACTAGTCGACTCACTCGAGGCTGTTACCGCTTCCGGGCATACCTGCGCGCCACTGCCTGATCTCGGGCACGCGCTCGGCGTCCCACCCGGGTACGTCGTCGATCTCGACGTCTGGCTCAGGGAACGGGTGCAGCGAGTCGGCCGGGTACCGCTTGCGCCACTTGCTCACCGCCGAGCGGCTCACGCCGAGTCGCTCGCCGAGCGTTGCCGCTCCAATGAAATGACGGCCGGGCGCCGCAGCTTTCTTCGCGGCGCCCTGCTTGGTGTCGCGTCGCCTATTCACGCGAGCACCGCCCCGCCGAACAGCTCATCGCGCACGTAGAACGACAGAGGGCCGACAGGTTCCGGCCACGCGAACGGCGTCGGCTCGGCAGCCGAGCGTTCGGCGGCGACCTCGGCGCACGCCTCCCAGATGTCGACCTGCCCCGGGACCTGGTCGGCGATGTGCTTGCGCATGGCCTCGGCCTCGAGCAGCGGCCCGACCTCGAAAAGTGCCTGCATTTCGTTCCTCTCTCCGAATGTCCGCGTTGTTGACACTCTACGGGCCATTCGCAGCGAGTGTCAACAACGCGGACACCTTCGTTTCCTCGGCCAGGCGCCGAGTTTTCCCACCCCACGACCGCCCAGGAGGCAACCGTGTCCGCACCTATCACCCCGGCCGGCGCCGCCGGCGCGCCCACTGGCGAACCGTCCGACGAACCGAACACAGCCGGCCAGCCGTCTACAGGTGAGCAGCCATCGGCGACCGGTCAGCCGAGCACACCGGCGCCGACCGATCCACCTGCGGCCGCGGACGAACTCGCCGCGCTCGAGCCGGCCACGCTGGCGAAGATGGTTCGCGACTTGCGCGCCGAGAACGCATCGGACCGCACGAGCGCGAAGACCAAGGCGGCCGACGAGGCGCGGCAGCGGCTCGCGCAGGACATCGGCAAGGCCCTCGGCCTGGTCGCCGGTGAGGATGACAAGGCGGACCCGGCGAAGCTTGCCGAGCAGGTCACCGCCGAGCAGCAGCGCGCCCGCGCCGCCGCGGTGGAGCTGGCCGTGTTCAAGTCCGCCGGCCCGCTCGACGCCGACCCTGCCGCGCTGGTCGACTCGCGCGCGTTCCTCTCCGCGGTCGAGCAGCTCGACCCGACCGCGGCCGACTTCGCCGACAAGATCGGCGCAGCGATTACCAAGGCCGTGACCGACAACCCGAAGTTGCGCACCGTCGGCCAGGTGCCGCCACGCAGCAGCGGGCAGCACGCCGGCGGGACCGGCGCCAAGCCTGCCGCGAAGTCCCTCACGGACGCCATTACCCGCCACTACGGCAACTGACCACATAGGAGAGTCACCCCATGGCCGTCACTCTGGCCGAAGCGAAGAACAACGCACAGACCGACTACGACCCGGCCGTGATCGACGAGTTTCGGAAAGAGTCGGCGATCCTCGATTCGCTGATTTTCGACGACGTCGTCAACCCGTCCGGCGGGGGCGCGACGCTCACCTACGGGTACCGCCGGCTGATCACACAGCCGACCGCGGATTTCCGCGCGCTGAACGCGGAGTACGCGCCGCAGAACGTCACTACCGCCCCGTTTTCGGTCAACCTGGCCGTGCTCGGTGGCGCGTTCGAGGTCGACCGGGTTATCGCCAAGGTCGGCCCGGCCGCGTCCGCCGCGGTGTCGCTGAACATGTCGCAGAAGATCAAGGCCGCGAACACCCGGTTTCAGGATGCCGTGATCAACGGCGACACTGCCGTCGACACCAACGGTTTCGACGGGCTCGACAAGGCGCTCGTGGGCTCGACGACGGAGTTTCGCGCCGGGCAGGTCACCGACTGGACCGACTTCGACACCAACGCGCGCGCCGAGCACAAGGCGCTCGACGCCATCGACGAATTTCTGTCGCTGCTCGACGGCGCCCCGTCGGTGGTGATCGGCAACGCGAAGTCGCTTGCTCGTGTCCGGGCAGCAGCTCGGCGCGCAAGCATGTACACCCGCGACCCGGTCGAGGGGCTGCTCGGCGTCAACGGCCGGCCCGTCGTGCGTGAGACCTACGGCGGGGTGCTGCTCGTCGACGCCGGCGCCAAGGCCGGCACGAACAACCCGATTGTGCCGATTCTCGGCCGGACCGTCGGAGGCACGGCCGCGACCGGACTTACCGACCTCTACGCGTACCGCGTAGGGCTCGACGGATTCCACGGCGTTGCGACCGTCGGCACGCAGCTCGTCGAGAGCTGGCTGCCCGACTTCACCCTCGCCGGTGCCGTGAAAAAGGGCGAGGTGGAACTCGGCCCGGTCGCCGTCGCGCTCAAGGCCACCAAGTCCGCCGCCGTCTTCCGCAACATCAAGGTGCAGTGATGCCACAACACACCATCAAAACCCCCGTCGCCGACTACACCGGCACCGTCGCCGGCGTCCGATTCACCGCCGGCCGCGGCGAGACCGGCGACGAAAACGCGGTCGCCTACTTCCAGCGCCAGGGCTACACCGTGACGCCGGTCGAGGACGACATCGAGCCCGACGAACACCCCGCCGACGACCCACCGGTCGATACCGCACCCGTCGACGAGACAGCGGTCGACGCCTCGCCGGCCGCCGACGGGGCGAAGCGCACCAACCGCCGCACGCCGGCGAAGTAGCCGCCGCGGTTGGTGCCCGCGCCCCCGACCGGGCACCGGCCGCGGCTTCCACCGACGAGAGGGGGCACCGTGGCGCGTGTGTACGCGACCGCCGAGGACTACGCGAACTGGCTCGACCTCACCACCCCACCCGAAGGCATCACCCGGTCACTCGCGCGCGCGTCGCGGCTCGTCGACTGGCTGCTCGTGACCGCGGTCTACGTCACCGACCCGGCCGGATATCCCACAGACCCGGACAAGCGCGCCGCCGTGCGGGATGCCACGTGCGCGACCGTCGCATGGTGGGAAGACACAGGCGACGACACCGGCGCGGCCGCCCGCTACACCTCGACCGGCATCGGGTCCGTCACGCTGTCCCGCGCGAACACACCAGCCGCCGCGACCCCCGCCGGCGCGCAGGCCGCCCGCCTGGCCCCCGAGGCTATGCAGCTTCTCGCCGACGCCGGTCTCGGCGACGGCCCGGTCGAGCAGGAGGTCGCCCGGTGGCGGTGACCATGCCGGCGTTCCTACTCCCGCACACCGTGACCGTGAAGCCCTACGCCGGCGCCGGCGCATACGGGCCGAGCTTCGGTCGGCCGTTCACCATCCGCCGCGCCTACGTCGAGGACCGGCGCCGCCTGGTCCGCGCGTCCGACGGCGCCGAGACCATCAGCGAAACGACCGTGATCACTCGGCCCGGCCCCTCGATTCCGGCGGGCTCGGAGGTGACCGTGTGGCCTGGTACGCCGGCCGCGCGCTCGGCGACCGTCATCACCTCGAGCACGTTCGATCACCCCAGCGCGCCGGCGCATGTCGAGATCACGCTCACGTAGGGAGATACCCGCCGTGCGGCTCAAGACTGAGTTTCACTGGAAAGGCGACCACCTCATCGACGAATTCACCCGCGGCGCAGAGAAGGGCGTCAAGCTCGCCGCCGAGCATGTTCGCAGCGTCGCCGTGAACCGAGCGCCGAAGGACACCGGCGCGCTCCGCAACACCGGCACGGCGACCACCGACGGGCTCGACGGCGCCGTCTCGTTCGACACCGAGTACGCCGTGCGCCAGCACGAAGAGACCACCTGGCACCACGAAGACGGGCAAGCGAAGTACCTCGAGACCGCGCTCGACGACGAGATCGACGTCGCCCGGCAGATCATCGCCGCGCAGATCCGCAAGGCGACCCGCTCGTGAGCTTCCTCGCCGAACTCGGCGACATCCTCGCCCGCCACTTGGCCGCAGTCGGCGCCGGCGTCTACCGGCCCGACGGGGTGTACACGCCCGGCGAGACCGGCATCGTGTTCGGTGCCATACCGGCCGAGCCGCCGCAGGTGGTCGCGCTGCTGCTCTACCCGCTCACCGCGGATACCGACGCCGACGCCGAGTACGGCCTGCGCATCCGGTACCGCTCGGCCGGCCAGGACCCGCGCGACGCGCTCGACCTAGTCGACGTCGCGTTCGACGCGCTCGCCGGTGCCGGCGAGCAGCAGCTCGGCCTCGGCGTCCACCTGGTCACCCGCGAGACCTCGAACCCCAGCGGCACCGACCAGAACGGCCGCTACTTGCACACAGACACCTACAACATTCGGGCGCACCACCCAACAAGGTACCGAGAATGACAGGATACGCACTCACTACGCTTACCGTATGCAGAGTGCACAAGTTTCCATTTGGGTACCACTAGCGGTCGCAATTCTTGGCATCTTCGGCGTGGTCGCCGGACAACTGGTCAATGCACGCAGGGAAAGTGTCCGCCTAAAAGCTGAACGTGAAGCGCGAGCATTTGAACACTGGCGCGACAAGCGACTAGAGCTATACAGCGATACGACTAAGATCCTCCACGAATGGAGTGCGCGAACAATTGACCTATGCGTCGAAGAACTCGATCACGAAGAGACATGGTCGATCATCGAAGACTTACATTCGCACGACGACAAGGTCGAAGCCCTTGAGTTTCAACTCGCACTAATAGGATCAAAGGATGTCGTTGAAACCTTGCATGATGCCATGAAGGTGCTTCGCAAAGTCTCAGAAATTGCGCACAGTGAGATGAAGAGCAAGGGTCACTTAGATCCGGCCGGCCCCATTTCCGAGGCATCCAAAGCTACATACCGCGAAATCGGCTATGTAACGCACGTGATGCGAACAGAACTCGGAAACCCCGAATGATGTTACTTCGACAGAACCAGGAGAAGAGAAATGGCCCTACGGTCCATGCTTGCGAGCGACTGGACACTTGAGGTCAATACCGCAGCGACCGCGACCACCCCCGTGTGGACGCCCGTTCGCGGGCTGTCGAGCTTCTCGGAGTCCAGCGACGACAACACCGAGGATGACGCGACGAACGACGCGCCCGGGTGGGGTTCGGACGTCATCACACAGCGGAAATGGAAGATCGAGGCCGAGGGCAAGCGCAAGCGCGACACCAAGGCCAGCACCTACACCCCTGACCAGGGACAGGAGTTCATCCGCAAGGCCGCGCGCAAAGTCGGTTTCGAGGCTGACGTGCATGTGCGCTGGTACCGGCGCGACGGTTCGCCGGATGCGTCCGAGGGGTACGCGCAGGTGTCCGAGTTCGAGAAGGGCGGCGAGACGACCGACCTCGAGCCCTTCAACTTCACGTTGCTGGGCCAGGGCGCGCCGCTCGAGATCACCAATCCCGCGACCGTTCCGCCGGCCGGTGGCACCGCGGCCGCGTTGACGAGCGGGGGTAAGTGATGGCGTATCGGGATCTCGACGAGCTGCTCGACGGCGGGCTCGAGCTGCCCATCGGCGGCAAGGTCTACACCGTCCCGCCGGTCGATGCCGAGACCGGTCTGCGACTGCAACGGCTGCACGACTGGATGTTCGGCGTAGCGGCCGCGGTCAAGGCGCACGAGGACGACCCCGACGCCGGCGAGCTGTCGGTGCCCGAGCCGGGCGGCGAGCTGCTGAGCGACGCGCAGGAAATCGACATGTACCGCAAGTCGCTCGGCACCGCCTACGACGAGATGCTCGCGGACGGCGTCGCGTGGCCGCGGTTCAAAGTCGCTGGCATGACGGCGTTTCTGCACCATACGCAGAGCGCCGAGGCCGCCGAGGCGTACTGGAACACCGGCGGCCGCCCGGAAGCCTCGGCGGGGAATCGGGCCAGCCGTCGCGCGGCGGCCCGATCGACCCCGCAACGGGCATCCGGGAATGGTACGAGCCGGACACGGAAGGCGGTGCCGGCGACGGCCCGCAGTGGCGGCAAATCCTCGAGCGCTGGTCGCTCGTCGAGCTAGACCTGCACGAAATCTACGGCGTCGACCTCGAGGCGCCCGGCCTGCTGCGCGCCCGTTCGTGGCGCTGGCTGCGCATCCGTATCGCCGGCCTGTTCTCCACCGACGCCAGCCGACTACGCCGAGCGCTCTACCCCGAGGCTGATCGCCCCCGCCCCTGACTGATCAGCGGGCGGGGGTGATCCCCTGTGGCGCTCACCATCGGCGAGCTTGTCGGTTATCTCCGCATCGACGACAAAGGCGTCGCCGGCAAGCTCGCGCAGGCCCGAGCGAGGTTCGCGGCCGCGGCACGCGACACCGACGTCTACGACAACGCGCTCGTGCGCGCGGGCAAGTCCGCGCGCGACATGGCGATGTCTGCCGGTGCGAGCGCGCTCAAGATCGGTGCTCTTGCCGGCGCGGCCAACCTCGCCGGCGGGGCGCTCGGCGCTCTCGGCGGCGGACTGGTCACCGCGTCCGGCGCGCTGCTGATCCTGCCGGGCGCCGCGGTTGCCGGTGGCGCCGCGCTGGTCTCGCTCAAGGTCGGCATGTCCGGCTTCGGCGACGCGATGAAGAACATCGACGACCCGAAGAAGTTCGCCGAGGCCACCGCGAAACTCGCCCCTGCGGCACGGGACGCCGCGAACGCCGTGCGCGAGATAAAACCCGCGTGGGACGCGGTGAAAAGCTCGGTACAGCAAGAGCTTTTCTCCGAGATGGGCTCGGTTGTTCGCCAGCTCGGCGGACAGTACATGCCGATTCTCAAGCGTGGCATGACCGACGTCGCCTCGAGTTTCGGTGTCGGTGCCGCCGGCCTGGCTGCGTTCCTGCGCGAGGCGCAGACCGGGCGCGACGTCACGACAATCTTCGACAACTCTTCGACCGCGGTGTCGAACCTGGCCGAGACTGCGCGGCCGCTCGCGCAGGTGTTCCGCGACGTGGCGACCGTCGGCTCGACCGTGTTCGCCGATCTCACCACCGGTGCCGGCTCGGCCGCCGAGCGGTTCGCCGCGTTCATCGCGCAGGCCCGGCAGTCCGGGCAGCTCGAGGCGTGGATGCGCAACGGGCTCAACGCTCTACAGCAGCTCGGCCAGCTCGCCGGGAATGTCGGCGGCATCGTCGCCTCTGTCTTCCGGGCGATGTCGACGAACGGCGTGTCGACGCTCGACGTGCTCGTGCAGGCAACCGGCGCGGTGCGGGAGTTCCTCAACTCCGCGCAGGGCGCCACCCTGCTACAGCAGATTTTCGGCGGCATCGCCGCGGCCGGCCGCGGCTTGGCTCCCGTGTTCGCCGAGGTCGGCCGCGTACTCGTGTCCGACGTCGGACCGGCGATTGCGGTGCTCGGTCCACAGCTCGGCGCCGCGCTCGCCTCCCTGGCCCCCGCGGTCGCCCCGCTCGGTCGAGTTCTAGCGGCCCTGGCACCCGTGGTCGGTGCCGTCGCGCAGTCCTTGGCCGGCGGGCTGGCCTCGGCGATCGTGGCACTCGAACCGGCCGTCGTGGCGCTCGCCCCCGGGCTCGCGACCCTGGCCGGCCAGATCGGCACCGTCCTAGCGACCGCTCTACAGATCGTCGGCCCGCTGCTCGCTCTGCTCGCCGGTTTCCTTTCCGACAACATGAGTTGGCTCGGCCCGCTCGCGATTGCGTTCGGCACCACGGCCGCCGCGATCGGCCCTCTGACGACATTTGTCGGCGGACTGTCGACCGCTTTTCGTGTAGCTACAACGGTTTTCAACGCGCTACGGGTCGCGATGCTAGCTAACCCGTTCCTCGCGATCGTGGCCGCGGTAGTAGCGCTGGCTATCTTGATCATCTCGAATTGGGACACGATCAAGGCAGCTCTAGCGGCTGCCTGGGAGTGGATCAAGAGCACAGCTTCGGCGGTTTTTGGGGCTATAGCTGACTTTTTCTCCGGAATCTGGTCCACGATTACCGGTGCCGTCTCGGCCGCCTGGGACTTCATCACCGGACTCGTCTCCGCAGCGCTGAGCACTGTCCGTTCGGTTGTCCAAAATGGACTAAACGCGGTGCTGGGATTTTTCCGCAATATTTGGTCGAGTGTGTCCGGCGCCGTCTCGAACGGAGTGTCGGCCGTGCTGTCGTTCGTCGGCAGCCTACCCGGCCGAGCGCTGTCGGTGCTCGGCAACTTCGGCTCGCTGTTGATCAACATAGGCGGCGACCTGCTGCGCGGACTCTGGAACGGCATTTCCGGCGCCGCCGATTGGCTCTGGTCCAAGGTAAAGAGCTTTTTCGGCTCGCTGCTTCCCGGGTGGGTTAAGGACATGCTCGGTATCTCGAGCCCGTCGAAGGTGTTCGCCGACATCGGCCGTTGGATACCGCCTGGCCTCGCCGGCGGTATCGACAAGGCCGCCGGCGTCGCGACGCGCTCGGCGTCCGACCTGGCCTCGCGTGTGTCCGCCACGATGGCGGACGGTCTGAACACCCCCGCGCTCGCGTTCGCGGGCGCGACTGGAACGGGTTCCGGCGCGGCCGCAGGCATGTACGCCGCGACCGGAGGCCGCGCGACTGTCCACATTGACCAGTTCCACGCGACACCGGCGCAGTCGCCCGCCGACATCGCCGGAGAACTGGACTGGCTGAGCCGCGGGGGTGGGTAGTGGCTGCTGGTGACCTCATCACCCGCGACGGACAACTCGAGTGGCGCGGCGAACTGCTCGGCGCCGGCACCGCCTACGGATGGCGCGCCCTCGAGGGCTGGCTCGACCTGCCGCAGATGCGCGGCGGCGACATCGACCGGCCCGGCCAACATGGCGCGTTCCCGGGGCAGTTGCTCGCGCAGTCCCGCACCGTCACCTACTCGTATGTGATCTCGGCTCGGCGAGCCACCCGCGCGCAGTACGCGGCCGCGGTCGCCCGGTTGCGTGCCATCACCACGCCGAGCGAGAACCCCGACGAGGAACCGCTCGTGATCCGGCTCGACGGTCAACGCTGGCAGGCGCTCGCCCGGTGCACGCGCCGGTCGGTGCCGACCGGGCTCGAGTACGACGTCGGTTACGTCGCCGGCGCGCTGCAATGGGTCGCCACCGATCCCCGGTTGCTCGAACTGCCCGGCTTCACCGCGTCGACGATGCTCGGCGCGACGGATTCCGGCGGGCTCGGCTTCCCGGTCCGGTTCCCGATGCCGTTCGGCGCCGCTGCCCGCGGCGGGGTGATCACGTGGACGAACACCGGCACGGCCGAGGCGTGGCCGGTATGGCGGATCGCCGGCCCGGTCCGCGGCCCGTCCATCACTCGCCGCGATACGGGGCAGGCGCTCGAGTTCGACCCGGATTGGTTCATTCCCGCGGGGCAAGTCGTCGAGGTCGACACGCTCGCCCGAACCGTGCTGTTCGTCGGCAGCAACGTCTCGGCGTCCGACCGCCTGTTCACCCGCGGATGGTTCAGCTTCCCACCCTGCCGAGAGACACAGGCCGTTTTCGCTTCTGCCGCACCGAGTTCCGACTCTCGCCTGTCGGTGACCGTGCACAACACCGCCATGTGAGACGGAGGTTTCCTCATGCCCGAGCGCAACTCGTGGGCCGTCGGGTCCACCGATAAACCGCTCATCAGCACCGAAGACGCGCGACTCGCCGTGTCCGCGCTGCTCATTCCCGGGGCGAACGCCGTCACCGCGCGCAACGGCATCCGGCCCGCCCCGGGAACCCCCGGGCGCGTCCACGCGGCCGGCACGGCAAGCGGCTCGATCGTGGTCGAGCCGTTCCAAGGCGCCGTACGCGCTTCCCGCGGTATCGGGTCCTACCTGGTGTCGCTGGATACAGCGAAGACCCTCGACGTGCTCGCCGTTCCTGCCGATCCAGCGAACGACCGCTACGACCTGGTGATCGCGCAGCAGTTCGACGAGTTCTACCTCGACGCCGCGACCCGGTTCGATGTGCGGCTCGTTCGCGGCAGCGCCTCGGCGACACCGAGCGACCCCGTCGTCGACGGTTCGCGCGATTGGTTTCCCCTCGGCCGCGTCCGCGTGACCGCCGGCGCGAACAAGATCACCGACGCCATGATCGACCAGCTATCGCCCGGGTGGACGGTCGCCCTCGGCGGGCTGCTGCCCGTCGGCAGCGTCGCCGAGCGCAACGCGCTCGCCGCGTATCCCGGGCAGTCGGTCTACCGCATCGACAAGGGATGGAGCGAGGTCTACGACGGTGCCGCGTGGCGCGTCCCCGGACAGGTGACCGCGGTCGCCCTGGCCGACATCACCGACCCGTACCCCAGTCAGCTCGTCGTACTCGCCAGCACTGGCCGGCTCTACCGCTGGAACGGCGAGAAGTGGCTCTACGCCGCGATGCTCAACGGAGCGACCCCGGGCGGCGACTGGACGATCACCACCAACCAGCCGACCTCGAACGCGCCGACTCTGCTCACCTTCCCCCAGATCAACCGGCCACCGGGCGGCATCACGCTCGCCGGTGGGGTGTTCACCATCGAAGAACCCGGCTGGTGGGACCTCTCGCTGAACCTGCGATACGGGATCGCCGTCACCGACAAGTACGCCATGATTGGCGGCTCGTCCGCGGGGAACCTGTGGGCGAAGGACAGCACAGCCGGCGGCAGCAACAACGTCTCGGCGTCCACCTCGAGGTGGCTCGACAAGGGCGCAACATTCCGATGCTACGGCTACTCGGGCACCGCGAGCGCAGTCACCAAGGAATCGCCCGGCGACCTGATCAGCGGCTTTACCGCCGTGTGGCGGGGGCCGTGATGGCGCTGCCTACGTACACGTTCCTCGTTGCCGACATGCGCAGCGGCAACGTGCTCGACGAGCTGCCTCTGTCCGGCGTCAAGTACAACCGGCCGTTGAACGACGCGGGGAAGTTCTCCGGCACGTGGGATCTGTCCCGGCACCCGTCGACGCGCCGGCGCGACCCGTACGAGCTGACGATGCCGGCCCGGCGCGCGCTCTACGTCCTGCGGGATGACCGGCCGATGTGGGGCGGGCTCATCTGGACCCGCAAATACGACAGCAGCACCGGCGCCGTCGAGATCCAGGGGTCGGACTGGTGGAGCTACTTCGACCACCGCAAGGTGTTGCCGCTGCTGCCCGACCCGGTCGCCGTCGACCGCGTCGCGAAGCTCACCACCCGCTACAACGACGCCGAGCAAAACGACATCGCGCGGCGCCTGGTACAGCTCGCCCAATCGCACGCCGGCGGCGACATCCGGGTCGAGGTCGACGACTCGCAATCGTTCATCTACCGCGACCGCGAATACCCCGGCCACGCGCTCACCGACACCGGCGAGGCCCTGCGCCAGCTCTCGCGCGTCATCAACGGCCCCGACATCATGTTCGGCGTCGCCCCGGGCACCAGCGGCCGCGTCCGTCGCATCATGCGCGTGGGCACGCCTCGACTCGGCCAGACCGGCACCGCGCACGTGTGGGAGACCGGCGGCAACATCCTCTCCTACGTCTGGCCGTCGGACGCTACGCGGATGGCAACGCGCACGTTCGCCACCGGTGACGGCATGGCCGAGGGAACCCCGATCGCCGTCGCCGAGGACACCGCGAAGTACCCGGCGCACTGGCCGTTGCTCGAATCCGAACAGGGCTACTCGAGCGTGAGCGACGTCGAAACGCTGCAAGGTCACGCCGACGCCGACCAGCTCGTCGCCCGGCTGCCCGTCGTGCTCCCGACGCTCACCGTGCGCGGCGACACCGCGCCCTACGTCGGCGAGTGGGACACCGGCGACGACGTCCGGGTCGTCATCCGCGACGCGTTCATGCGCCGCGGACTGGACACGGCAATGCGGATCGTCGACGCGCAGTACGCGCCCGGTGAATCCGTCGAAACCGTCACCATCACCATGAGCCCGCTCATTGAGGACGCCGCCTAATGCAGGTCAACCAGCCGTCAAACATCATCGACCGCGTCATCGCCCTTGAACGCGAGTTGGCCTCCGTGCGCAAGAAAGTCGGCTTGTCCTCGGCCGTCATCGCCCGCGGCGGGTTGACCCTCGTCGACGACAGCTACATCAAGGTGACCGATTCCGACGGCGTCGAAATCCTCTACATCGGCCCGGATTCCCAAGGCAAGCAACGGTTTGTGCTCCGTCGCGAAGGCGGCTCGACCCTCATGTTCACCGCGGGCGCCGAGCAGTTCGGCCGCGACTACTGGTCCATGACCGACTCAACCGGCCGCGGCATCGTCTCCGACAACGCCGAGGTAGGCGTCGGTCTCGCGCGCCCGTGGCTTCCCATTGTCCTGTATCCGATGTTCATCACGCACACCTACAGTTCCGACCCCGGGCTCGGCGAGACCTTCGGCTATATGGACATCGACACCCGGAAGCTCAGCGGCGAAACGACGTTGTGGGAAGGCCGCGCGTCCGTCTCGCACCCGTGGGTCACGATCGATGGTGTCTGGGGCCAGTCCTTCGGCAAGCCGAACGTCACCTACCGGCTCAAGTTCGACGGCAACGAAGTCGGTTCGTGGGACGCGAATGTCGGGCCTGTTGTCAGCCGGCAAGGCCGGTTCAGCGTGGCCGAGTTCGTCGGCCGCGACTGGGTCGAAGTCACCTTGACCGCCTCGACGTCCGGCGCCGGCGCGATCGCCTGCCAAGTCCTTGGCTGCTACTGCATGTAGCCCGAACTATCCCATCCAGCAAGGAAAACCGAACCCGTGAACCTCGCCAGTCTCGGCGTGCTCGACATCGCCGGGACGGCGGGTGTCGCTGTCGCCGCATACCTCGTCATCCGTCGCGTGTGGACAGCCACGCGCAACGCCGCCCGCGGACTGCGCCGGCTCGGTCACTTCGCCGACGACTGGTTCGGCGAGCCCGAACGCAACGGCTCGCCGGCGCGGCCCGGCGTCATCGAACGCATTGCCGCCATCGAAACCGACGGCGCCGCCACCCGCGACGACGTGCGCGACCTCGTCGAGCGCGTCGAACGGGTCGAGCACGAGTTGCGCCCCAACTCCGGCGCGAGCTTGCGCGACGCAATCGACCGTGTCGAGAACGCCGTCGCCGACCCAACCGAGCCGCTCAACGACCGCAAGAACCGTTGACACACAACCCCTTTTCGAGAGGTGACCATGCTCTACGGCATCGACATCAGCCACCACCAGGGCGGCGCGTTCGACCTACGTCGCACCCGCGCCGAGGGATTCGACTTCGCCTTTCTCAAGGCCACCGACGGCACCGGATGGGTCGACCCGCAGTTCGGCCGTAACCTCGGCGAAGCGCGCGGCGCCGGCCTGCTCGTCGCCGCTTACCACTACCAGCGCGGCAACGCCTCGGCCGCGGCGCAGGTCGACACCATCACCCGCACCGTCCCGCGCGACGTGCCCGTGATTCCCGATGTCGAGAAGGACGGCGGAAACCTCGCGCTCACCCGCGACATCGTCGCCCGGCTCCGCGGCGCCGGCTACACCGTGCCGCTCGTCTACGTCCCGCGCTGGTACTGGCGAGACACCCTCGGCTCGCCGGCGCTCGACGGCCTGCCGCCGTTGTGGTCGAGCCGATACCCGGACATGAAAGGCGGATACGCCTCCCAGATTTACGAGCGCGTGCCGGCGAACTACTGGGACGGCTACGGCGGCGCCGGTGTCGAGGTCTTGCAGTTCACCAGCTCGGCCACCGTCGCCGGACACACCCCCGTCGACGCCAACGCCTACCGCGGCACCCGCGACCAGCTCGCCGCGCTGCTCTCGTCCCCATCCCAGCCACAGAAAGAGGTCGACATGCCCGCCATTCCCGTATCCCTGCCCTACTCCGCCGACTGGAACTACGTAGCGCTCCCGTTCGAGAGCAACGCCAACTCGACGGTAGTCGGCGACGCCTGGTTCACGATCTTCGCCGCGTGGGGCGAAGTCGAGTACGAAGTCGTCACCATCGGCGGCGGGCTCAAGCTCGTTGGCCTGATCGGCACCGCACCGACCACCGGCCGGCTCGCCGACCGACAGCGGAATTTCTGGCAGGTGCCGAGCGGGCTCGAGGGCATCGCGCTCCGGTACCGGGCGCGCAACGCCAAGGGCGAAGCCACAAACGGCCGCATTGGTTACTCGTTCCCGCAGAAGGGGAAGTGACCATGACCGAACCCACTCCGCAGCGCCAGCTCGGCGAGCGGCTCGTCGCGTGGCTGCGCTCGGACCGCGTCACGTCGTGGGTGCGCACCGTCGTACCCGCACTGTGGTCCGCCGGCGTCGCCTACCTCGTCGCGCTCGGCCTGCCCGACTGGCTCACCGAGCCGGCGAACGGGCTCGGCCAGACCGCCGCCGTTCCCGTCGTGCTCGGTGCCGTGTACGCCGCGCTTCGCTGGCTCGAGCCGCGGGTGCCGAGCTGGCTCGCGCGGTTCCTGCTCGGCTCGCCCCGTCCACCGACCTACCGTCAGGAGTAGCCCGTGCCCGCCTTGCACGACGACGTCGTGATCGAGAAGGGCACCGAGTGGGGTCGAGCGTGGCCGGTCACCTCGGGTGGCCGGCCGCTCGACCTTTCCGGGTGGACCGTGCGCGCGCAGGTCCGCGAACGCATCGACGCCGGCGACGTGCTGCACGAGTGGTCGACCGCGGCCGGCAACGCCAGCACTGCGGACTCGCGGGTCACGCTCACCGTGACCGCGGCGACCTCGCGCGCCTGGTCGTGGCTCGCCGGCGTCTTCGACGTGTTGCTCGTCGACCCCGGCGGCCGTGTCGCCCGGATTGTCGAGGGCACCGTGCGCGTGTCTCGGGGGGTGACCCGTGACAGCCCTTGAGCCCGAAGCCGGCCCGCCGGTCGCGCTCGACTGGCTCGCCGTCGGCGCCCCCGTCGACACCGCACCGCCCGGCGAACCGGGCGACGTCCTCGAGTTCGGCCACCGCCACGAGCAGAATATCGCCGCCGCGGTCTGGAACGTCTTTCACCCGCTCTCGTTCACCCCCGCCGGTGTGCACGTCATCGAGTCCACCGGCGAGCCGCTGCTCGGTGTCGTCACCTACCCCGCCGCCGGACACGTCCGCGTCGAGTTCTCCGCGCCGTGCTCCGGCGCGGCCTATCTCAGCTAGGAGACCCCGCACATGGCCGATGTACGTTTCGGCACCAACACCGACCACGGGCTCAACGAAGCTCGCAACCTGGTCGCGCACAAGGTCGCCAGCCTCCCGGCCGGCGCCGAGGCGCAGGTCATCTACCACAACGGCCGGTTGAAGATCCGCGACGCCGCCGGCAACTGGATCGACCCCACTGCCCGCGCGAACCACACCGGCAACCAGCCAGCCTCGACCGTGTCCGACCTGCACGCGACCGTCACCGGGTACCGGCTCGACGAGTTCGCCCCGCCTACCGCGCCCGTCAACGCCGGCGCGCAGCGGATCACCAACGCGGCCGCGGGCTCGGCCGCCGGCGACCTCGCCACCTACGGACAGCTCCAAGACGCCGTAGCCGCAGCGGCCGCCGGCGTCTCGTTCAAAGCGGCCGTGCGCCTGGCCACCACCGGCCCCGTGACCCGCTCCGGGCTCGCCGCCGTCGACGGCATCACCCCGAACGCCGACGACCGCGTGCTCGTCAAGGCGCAGGCCGACCCGGTCGAGAACGGCATCTACCTCGCCAAGGCGGGAGCGTGGGCACGCTCGGCCGACGCCGACAGCCCCGGCGACCTGCGCGCCGGCGCCGTCGTCGCCGTCGAGGAAGGCGCCACCAACGGCGACCGGCTCTACCTGCTCACCACGAACGGCAGCATCACCCCAGGCGAGACCGGGCAGGCGTGGGCCGTCTACGGCACCGGCTCGGATGGCTTCACTCTCGCCGGTGCCGGCCTGCTCGCCGTCGGCGCGGACACGATCGCAGTCGGAGCCGGCCGGGGCATCGTCGTCACTGCGGACGCCGTCGCCGTCGACACCGCCGTCGTCGCCCGCAAGGTCATCGCCGACGTGTCGCCGACCGCCGCCGGCGGTGTCGGCATCCGACACGGGCTCGGAAACCAGTTCGTCGACGTCTCGGTCTACGACATCAGCGCCACCATTCCGACGCTAGTACTCGTCGGCGTCGACCTCACCGACGCCGACAACGTAGCGTTGTCCTTCGGCGCCGCCGGCACCTACCGCGTGGTGGTGGTCGGGTAGTGGGCGGCGCACTCGAATACCGCGGACCGGTGCCCGTCGACGGGGTCGACCTGGCCACGATGGGGCAGCTACCCACCGTCGAGGCGCAGGCCACCGACACCACCCTCTACGGCGACCAGGTCTCGACGCTCCGGCGCGCCGATGCCATCTGGGGCGAAACGCTCTCACCCGGCTACCTCACCGTGTGGGCGACCATCGCGCCGCGGTCGCTGATCGCCAGCGTGGCGAAGTTCTGCGTCTACGCCGCGCACACCGGACTCGCCGGGTTTGACTTCGGTGTCTACGTCGGCCCGAACCTCTCGAGCGTCGACCGGAAGGCGACGGTAAGCGGGCTCGCGTGGATTGCCACCGTCGGTATGAAGTCGATCAACCTCGGCACGCTCACCGTGAACCGCGGCGATGTCGTCGCGTTCGCCGGACTCACCACGGGCAGCGGGACAGCGCCGAGGCTCGCCTCGACAACGCCGGCAACCGGGGCCGGCGCGTCCGCGCTGCTCAACGAAACCCCGTACAGCGTGTACCGGTCCGGGCAGGCCGCGCCGTTGCCGACCACGCTCAACCTGAACGATGCCGCGTGGACTCGGGCGAATCAGAAGTTTTGGGGCTCGCTTCGCTGAGCAGGCGGTCAGGCCAGGACGGGCCGCGGCTGGTCGGTCCAGCCGAGCAGGCCAAACGGGACGCCGTCGAGGTAGGCCCGAATGCCGGCGAGCGGGTACGGGATCACGTCGTCAGGCAGGTTGTCGAGCGGGAACCATTCGACGGCCGAGCACTTGTCGGGTTCACGGTTATGCGGCTCGCCGGACCAGCGTCGAGCCTCGAAGAACACGCCGAGCCGCGGCACCGGCCCGGAACCGGCGACATGCACGGTGTGCACGTGCCGCAGGTCGTCCGGATCGATGCGCACGCCGACCTCTTCGGCGGCTTCGCGTGCGGCACCGGCCGGTAGTGACTCGCCAGCGTCGAGCTTTCCCGATGGGAGGTGCCACATGCCGCCGCCGTAAGTTCCGCGCCGCTGCGTGAGTAGCAGCTCAGCGCCGCGGACGAGCAGAACGTGCACGTCAATGATGGTGTGTTGCCCGTCTTGCATCCGGCGAGATCCTCACGAGGTGGCGTTGCAACTCTGCGAGCCCGCAGGTGCCGGACGGCACGCCGCGGACCCGCAGGAGGCTACGCCGTCGCCGCTGGCGCGTCGGGACGCTCCACCAGTTCGGCGATTCGTGCAGTGAGGTAGGTCGCGACATCGACCGGGGAAGCTTGTCCGGTATCCACGGCGAGAACGGGATAGCCGCGCGCAGCGAGTCGCTTCGCGGCTTCCTCGTAGAGGTCGCTCTCTTGCTTACTCGAGCATTCACCAGTGTGGAATCGGTCGTGCGCGCCGCGGGCTGCGACCCTTGCCGCCATGACCGCCGGCGGCGCTTGCAAGATCACGGCGAGGTCTGGCCGGTCAGCCGCCGAATTGATCGCCTCTATGAACGGCAGCGGCACGCCGTCCATGCGTTGCAACACATAGGACGACGCGACGTAACGGTCGCACACGACGGTGAACCCGGCGTCGAGGTGCGGACGCACCTCGGTCTCGAGATGGAGATAGCGATCGGCAGCAACCAGGCACGCAAGGCTACGCCCGCGGTAGATCTCGGTGTTGTGCCGAGCAATCTCGCCGAGCGCAGCGTGCGACGGCTCGGTCGTGTCATACACGTGGTAACCGCGCTTCCCGAGGTATTCGCGCAGCATCCGGGTTGTTGTGGTCTTGCCGACGCCTGCCGGCCCATCGAGCGTGACGAACACCCCTCGGCTCGAGTCGTTCACGCCGCCGCCTTCCGGTCGAACTGCGCCCGAGAGACAGCGACCAGATTGCGCCGGACGTAATCAATCGGCGCCTCGCTCAACTGGATGTTGACGGAGAAATTGAACTCGTCGCGCGCACGCATCGACTCGTCGACACCGTCCGAAGTGAGGTCAACGGCGGTGTAGTTGAGCAGTTGCTCGGCCGTGTACTTACCGGACTTCATCAGCTCGCCCCAGTCGGGCGTACCGGGGTATGGCCGGTACTCGAACGCCGACGCGCGGAACCGGCCCGGCAAGGGATCGGTGATGTCCCATAGGTCGTGAACGAGCCGCACGGTGTCGTCGATCTCGGCACAGGTCTCGGTCGGAAACCCCACGATGAAATAGCCCTTGATGTTGATCCCGCGCTCAGCGAGTCGACGGACCACGGTGCGCGCCATGTCCGGGGTGATGCGTTTGTCGATGCGGGTCAACATGCGTTCATTGCCCGACTCGACGCCGAGCGCGACCTCGCGCAGGCCGTTCGCCGCGAGCGTGTCGAGCACGTCATCGCTCGCCCTGTGCAGCACGTTAATCCGGCCGGTGGCGTCCCATCTCGCCCAGTCGCCAACATGGTCCGCGGTGAACGCGCGCATCATCGTGTCGATAACGCGCCGAGCGCCGAGGAACAGGTCGTCGACGAACCGGAAGGCGTTCACACCTGCCCCGCGAAGCTCGTACATCTCGTTGAGGATGTTGTGCGGCTCGCGCGTGCGGATCGTGATATCCGGGTTCGCCGACTTCGCGGCACCGCAAAACGAACAGTTGTATGGGCAGCCGCGGGCGCCGACCATGTTCGCCTCAAGTCGGCCGTTGTCCTCGTGTGGGTCCTGCGCGAGGTATCCCCGGTCGACGAATGGCAAGCCGTTGATATCGGGCGTGAGGTGGTGCCCGCTGTTTCCTACCCCGCCCGTGACTGGGGTGCGCATGATCGGGTCGAGCCACATCACCCCCGGCAGCTCGGTTCGTCGCCGGTGGTCGTCGAGCAGGGCGGCGACCCGCGTTTCGCCTTCCCCGATCACCAGGGCTTCGCACTGGCTCATCCGATGGTCGCGCAGGATCTCGACCGGCATCGCCTTCGCCTGGTGCCCGCCGAGCATGAGCATGATGTCGCGGTTGAGCCGATCGGCGATTCGCGCGCTGATTTCGTACGTGGGCGCAAGCAGGTTGAAGCCGACCCATCGCGGTGCGGCCGCGTTCACCAAGCGGGCAGTCTGCTCGACGCCGAGCCCGTACGCCTCGGCGTCGAGCACGCCGACGTTGAAACCCTGCGCGGCCGCGTACGTCGCGATGTAGGCCATACCGAGCACGGGCAACGTGAAGTCGTTCACCCGCGGCCGCTGGTCGTAGTCCCGCAACGGCGCATTGACGAACAGAATGTCGATTTCCCGGCGAAGGTCGGCGCCGGCGATCAGATCAGAGAGCAACTCCGGTTGCATGTCGAACTCCCCAAGCGAGGGTGAGCAGCGTCCACTCGGACAACTGCGCGCCGGCCATCGCTTGCCACAGCCGCCCGAACTCAGGTTCGGGTTCCGGCCAGGAGACCGAAGGCGCGAGCTTGCCCGCCCAGGTGCGCACCGCGAGGTCGGCGAAGGGATAGAGGCTGTAGTCGTTGGTGACGTCGGCGGCAGTGGCACCAGCCGTCCAAGGGCCGATCCGGCGCACACTTTGCACAGCGGCGACGAGGTGCTCACCGGTCATGTCCGCCCAGTCGTCCGCGGCTTTGAGGCTCGCCTCGGCGGCGGCACGTAGACCCCTGCGGAAGAACTTCATGCGCAGCACGTCGAACTCGTCGTCGGACAAGGCGAGCACCTTCTCAGGCGAGGGGAACAACCACGCCGGACCGGCTGCGGTGTCGTACCGCTCGCCGTAGGTTTCGCAGAACCGGCGGTAGTTCTCGCGTGCGTGCGCGGCCTTGATGACCTGACGGGTAACCGCTGTGCCGAGCGCTTCCCAGACGTCTGAGGTGCGCACGCGAGCGACCGGGCCGTCGGCCCGCAACGGGTCACACATCACCGCATCGCCTACCAGCGTCCGCGGGTCGATCGTGTCGACGACCGGTGCGACGTCGGTGTCGCCAGCAAGCTTGACGGCGTCGATCCGGTGCCCGCCGACGGGCACCGGCGTGCAGATCACCGACCACACCGAACCGGCCGACCGGAGCACACGCCGAGCGCGCCCAGCGTCGTCACGCAGCCATCCGGGGTGGTCAAGCATCATGATCGGTTGCGACACGTTCGGCCCTTCGTTCGTTGATTCCCGACATTCTCGCGCGGGTGGCGCTCGCCCGACTCCGCACCACGTGCGTGTCATGCGACCAACTCGAGTTTCCCGCTCACGCTTTGGTATTCGTCGCCTTCTTCCGCCCACGCGAAAGCCGCGAACTCGGCAGTTTGGTCGATGAGGTGACGCCCCGAGGTTCGCCAGTACTCTTCGAGATAAGGCCGAGCACCAACGGAGTTGACCGGGAAGTCGTCATCTTCGCCTAAGCCGATGCCGCATTGGTCGATAACCTCTCCTCCCACAGGCGCGTAGACGATTTCCTCAACCTCGGCAAACTCAACATCGATATAACGGTCGCACTCGGCGACATCGAGCGCATGCCGCCCTGTACTCGACGAGAAAACATAGCAACGCAGGAAAAACCCGACGAGCGCCGCAAGCGCAAGCGTGATAATAGAACCGACGATAGTCACGAAAGGCATAAGAACCTCGCAGCTAGTAATTTGGCGAGAACTACGAACGAACTTCTATTCGCGCACTCGGCGGAATCCACAGATTCCCCGGCGTCGGTATCACAAGCCTTGGCGCATTGGGGTTAGACGGATGCGGTAGACGATGCAGGATTTCGTCGACCACTTCCAGGACCGATCCGTCTTTGAACCAGACGACATGCTTACGGTCGGAGAAGTCGATTCCATTCTCAAGCCGGTGACGGCACGCCGTAGCGTCCTCTTCATCTCGGATGAGAACCTCATCCATGTATGGCTCGTCCCAGCCGAGCGTAAATAAAACGCTCTCTGGTTGACTCGGCGACCCCGCAAGGGGTATCGCTCGAAAACCGCGAGATACCAATTCGCCAATAGCATCTTCACTTGTCCGCATCTTCTACCCCCTTGCAGGCGACCGCGTACACACCAGCCGCCAGGTTTAGAGCCTGCCACGCGATACGGTGCAGTTTGATCGCGGGAAGTCCGATAAGTACCGCACTAGCCGCCAGTGTTGCAATCAGAAAGACAGACGAATATTCCCCAAGCACGACAACAATCGACGCTATGAAAAAAAGAACACCTAGCGTAAAGAATTTTCCGAAACTTGTCGCCCACCAATACGCAACCCGAATAGGTCGACTCTCATAGGTGAGATGATGCCAAACGATCGCACGATCGCGTTCGGGTATCTGCGCTCCGGCATGAGCGAAGACCTCACCAGTCATGGCGACCTTCCGCCGGGCCGCAGCGTTGGAACGTGGCGGATACGGAGGGCCGGGGGGCTCACTCCCCGCATCCGCCACGAACTCGAGGGGGTCGCCGGACGTGCCGCCCGGTTTCCGGCCGTCACGAGGTTTAGCCGACTCCTGCTCGTCCAGAAAGCGAGCACGGTCTCGACGGACCCGACGCAAGTACGGGACCACGGCAGCAGCCACCGCGGCGCCAGCCACGGCCCCGACAACCGCTCGCACGACAACCTCACCGACGCTCACGCGGCGACCCACTCAACCTGGGTCGCGACGTAGTGCGACGTGGCGTTGTTACCGTCAGCTACCTCGTACATGCATTGAGCGTCCGCCGGAGACCACCCGCGGAAAACGACAAGCGCGCATGAGATCCGGCAGGTACAGCGCCTTAACGTCGGATTCCATACATACCCCGCATGGAATCCGCGACATAGCGTGGTGGGTCACATACACTGCGCGGTGAACAGTGAACGAGGGGTGACCACTGTGCGGAGAGCAGCGCGAACGTGTGAAGCGTGCGGCGCACGACTGGCTCGTGACCGCGTAAGCGACTATTGCGGCTCCTGCACACGCCGGCTGATCTCCCACGTGGCGCAGCCCCAGCCTGAACCGTTCTGGGAAGCGGACAGCATCCGCACCGCGCTCGAGGCGCGTCACTTCGGCTGGTTCTTTGCGGCCTACCGCCAAGAACACAAGCCCCGCGTCTCACAAGCCGCGCTCGGCCTGTGGCTCGACCTCACGCAAGCGCAGGTGAGCCGCCTCGAGGCTCCCGACGCCCGACGTCCGAGCGATCTGCACAAGCTCGAGCGTTGGGCAACGGCACTACACGTGCCGCGCTCACTGCTCTGGTTCAGTGTTTCCCATACGTCCGAAGAATCGGCCGAGCCCACAGTCGCGGTTAGCCTCGATGACGTGCAACGGCGACAGTTCTTCAAGACCGCAAGCGTAGGCGTCACAGCGATTGGCACGTCCCTGCTCGGCTCGCCCCCGGCGACCGCGTCCGGATCAACGAAGTCCCGAAGCACCGACGCCGAGATCGTCCGTCAGATGACGGAGACGTTCCGCCAGCTCGACAACCGGTTCGGTGGCGGGCACAGTCGCGGAACGACCACGATCACCAGTTACTTGACCTCGAGCGTGACGCCGATGCTGAACGACACCAGCAGGACGACAGCCGCTCGAAACGAACTGTTCGCCGCCGCCGCTGAGCTACACCAGGTCGCGGGGTGGAGCGCTTACGACGTCGGTAACGCAGCGGACGGGCAACGGCACTTGCGCGACGCGTTGAAGCTGTCGCAGGACGCCGGCGACGATGCGCTCGAGGCCGAGATGCTTGCCGCCATGTCGCACCACGCGGCGTTCAACCGGTCCCACGACATCGCGGTCGACATGGCGCTCGCGTCCAGGCGAACGGCGAAGCGTTCCGGCCTGGTTGCGCTGCAAGCCGAGGCGGCAGTGCTCGAGGCTCACGGCCAGGCGCTCAAGGGGAACACCGCGGCGTGCTTCGCGGCACTCGGCGAGGCTGAACGCGCTTTCGAGCGATTTGTGCCCGGCTCCGGGCCGGCGTGGCTGAGCTACTTCGACAGCGCCTACCTGTCTGCCAAGTTTGCTCACACCTTCCGCGACCTCGGTCACCCTGCGGAAGCCGAACAGTTCGCCCGGCGGTCACTCAGCATGAGCGACGGGTACGACCGAGGCCGGTTGTTCAACACGGCACTTCTCTCGTCGATCCTGGCCGATCAAGGCCGCGTCGACGAAGCGTGTGCCGAGGCGACAAAGGCGGTGCGGATGAGTGAGAACGTACGGTCGATCAGGGGCGGCGCCTACCTCGCCGACATTGGCCGACGCCTTGCTCCCCATAGGACCGACCGCCGGGTGCGCACCCTCTACGCGCAGATGAGCGCCGTTGGTGTTCCCACACCGGTGTAGGGCTCAGCGGTAGAACGCGAGGATGTGAAGTAGCGCGACCTGTGACGCTGCACCGACAATCTCGCCCTTGATGATGCGGTCCCGGACCGTGTCGAGGGGAATCCATGCGACCCGCTCGGCCTCGTTGATGTCCTCCGGCTCGCCGATGTACTCAGACCTCCGAGCCACGTACAGCAGGTTCTCAGCGTCGGCGCTGCCGACGATGGGCTGCAACGAGCCGAGCGGTTCGACGTCGAGGGGCCGCCAGCCCGTCTCTTCCTCGACCTCACGCGCCGCAGTCACCGCAGGATCTTCGTTCGGATTGACGTAGCCGCCGGGCAGCTCCCAGACCCACCGATCGATGATGAACCGATGCCGCCACAGCATGAGCACCCGGTCCTGATCGTCAAGGACGGCCATCATCGCGGCCTTGCGAATGCGGAACACCCACTGCTCAAAGGTCACGCCGTCGGGTAGTTCGACCGAGGCGATACTCACCCGATCACGACGTGTGTCGTCGACGAGCCGCTCGCCGTGGATCTTCCAACGTGTCAGCTCTTGCCCGTCCGCTTCGGTAGCCACGTGGCGACATGCTACGGCCCTGTAGCGAACTCGGCGGTTGCTCACCGGCGATCGGGGATCGGCTACCCTCGTACGCGGTAGCGTGTCCGAGCGGCCGAAGGAACATGTCTTGAAAACATGCGAGGGTTCTGCCCTCCGCGGGTTCGAATCCCGCCGCTACCGCCAAACTTCGGTGACCAGCGCAAACTAGCCGCGGTCACTGCTGCTTCCGCCGAGCGCGAGCACTGCGGAGCGCGAGCGCCGAGAAGTAGGCGCGGCGCGCAGACTCGGCCCTGAGAGCCCGCTCGCGCGGCGGCAGCACCCCCTCGGGGTCGACCTGCTTCTCGAATCGATCACGAGCGGCACGTCGAGCCGGAGCGGTGCGTGCTGAGCGATCCGAGGTATTCGCCCACGAAGTGTGAGCAGCGATCTTCGCGCGCGTGGTGCGCTGCGCCGGTGTCATCCCCTCGGGCTCCATGACACCAGCACAGCGCACCGCGTGGCACCGACTAGACCCGGTCGCCGATGGCCATCTCACGGGCCGACTTGTGCGCGCGTTCGCTCGCCGCGCTCGAGCCGTACCGGCCGAGCATCTCGCGCGACTTCCATCCCATGATCCGCATGAGGTCGTTCTCGTTGCCGCCCTCTAGCTGCCAGTAGTGCGCGTAAGCGTGGCGGAACATGTGAGGGTGCACGTGCCCGATACCGGCCTGCGTGGCTCGCCGAGCAACGATCGCTCGGACGCCCTCGGGTGAGAGCCCGCCTTGCCCAGTCGCGCCGAGCCACAACGCCGGTAGAGCGGCCTGCGGGTGTCGGTTCCGCACGCGCAGGTATCGGGCGATGGCTTGGCCGGTTTTCGCGCCGTACGGGATCGTGCGGAAGCGTCGCCCCTTGCCGAACACTTTCAGCTCGTCGTAATCCTGGTCGACGTCGTCGAGGTTGAGCACCGAGACCTCCTGGCGCCGCCCGGCAGTAGCCCACAGGCATCGCAAGATGGCGTTGTCGCGTCGGTCGACGAAGTCACGCCCGGGGCAGGTTTCCAACAGCGCGCCCATCATGTCCTGATACAGGATCGGGACATCCGGCGGTTCGTAATGCGGTGCCTTCATCGTGGCCATGGGCGACCGATCGATTTCTTCTTCGGTCACCAACCAATTGAAGAAGGTACGCATCGTTCGGAACTGGTTGTGCGCGTTGCCGGGGCTCGTCGTGTCGAGGACTTTCTTCACGTAGTCGCGGAGCGCGGACGTAGGGATTTCCGTCGGCTCGTACGGCTCGTCGAGAGCCATCGCCCAAGTGCCCAACTGGCACAGCACGCCGAGGTAGATCCTCACCGTGTTGTCTGATTTGTTGTCCGCCTCGAGGGAACGGCGCCACTCGCGCCCGAGCGTTCCCCACTCGCCGGGTGCGTACTTGTAGTCGTGCCTCAT